GGAGCATTGGATGATTGGAATATAAGGAATCAAATGAATAAAGCTAAGAAGAAACCAGCAGATTTGAATCAAGCTACAGTCATGCTTGGATCTGCATTTTTGGCATTAGCTCAACGTGGACCATACGCCGCATTTGGTAAGTCGTTATTCAACGCAAATCGTGCTGGTCAACTTCCAGAAGAAGTAGCGGCTCAAGCTGGATACTTTGGAAAAACATTTGTTCCTATATTGGGAACATCTCTTGCAAGGAACATATCTGATTTTATTAATGATCCGATTGATAGATCGTCTATGTCTGGAGCAATATATTCTAACATACCAATAGTAGGACCAATGATTGGAACTAAAGCGTTGAATGCTTTTGGACAACCAATACGTGCAGACGATTGGGGAGATAAGTTGTACAAGTTAGGAGTACCAATGGTGTTTTCTTTTCCTAAAAATACACCAATGAATGAGCTTAATGAATTGGTTCTAAGTAAAGGTGATGGTCCAACTATTCCCACAAGAAGGAATGCTGAAGCAAAATTAGAACGTCCAATGACAAACGAAGAGTTTTATGCGTACGCAAAAACGTATGGTGACTCAGTGAGTAAAAGTATGTTTAGAAGTCGTAAAAGTCTTGAAAGAATGGACGCTTCAAGGTATCAATCTCAACTTGAAGAATACTCACAAGATGCAAGTAAACGTGCAATAAGAGCAGTAAAACGAATGTCGATTGAATGATTGAATTTGAAATAAACACAATAGACTCACCAAATGGTGGGTGGAAAATAAAACATCCAGTTACTGGAGTTGAATTTAAAAGTTACGATTACCCAACAATTCGTAAAGCGTACACTGAACATTCACTTGCAAATAGTGTAATGTTATCGCCAGTCTGGGAGGAAGAGTTTCTGTCTGAGATGTGCAAGCAAAATCCTCATTGGGGGAAGGCATGTATCAGAACAAGCATGAAGAATATTCAAAGAAGGAAATTGACATTACAGGCAGCTTTATCTTTTTTAAATATGATGAAAGACTGGGCGTTAAAAACAATGTCTGGTAAGCCTGCTTTCGTATCCCAAAAGGAAGCTGATTGGAGAGCAGATATGTGTGCATCCTGTCCAATGAATGGAACATTGCAATTCGGTTGTGGTGCGTGTATGTCCGCAGTATTATCAATCATTCATTCTATTGTTGGGAATAGAAAGACAAGTAGGGATGGAGAGCTTGGTGTATGCCTTGTCTGTAGTTGTTCATTAAAAGCAGCAGTGCATATTCCAGTTGATGTTCAACAAAAAGGATTACCTGAAGAATTAAAGCAAGATTTCAGAAAAATGGATTATTGTTGGTGGTGAATATTCTAATCAAACAATAGATAAATCGTTTATAGATTTTAGACAAAATGGGCATCCTTTTGGAAAAACATTAGCTGAATTGCATGCTAACTGGATAAAACAACCCGTTGATTTTTCTAAACAGTGGTTATTTTGTCCTGAAGATAAAAGGTTTTATGGCAGTATTATTGTTAACAAGACATCAAGATATAATAATACATTATTCCCGTGGAAAGAACTTACTAATACATTAAGGGATAAAATGTTATTTGTTGGAAGCGATTTAGAATATAAAGTTTTTTGTAATAGATATGGCAAAATAGACAGGTTAAAAATAAATACTTACCTTGATCTAGCTATAGCTATAAAAAGCTGTGAATGCTTTATAGGAAACCAGAGTTCTCCTAACTGCATAACTGAAGGATTAAAGCATGATTCGATACTAGAAGTATGCTTAACAACTCCAGATTGTATCTTTAAACGATACAATACATATTATTCGTTCGATGGATCTATTAAGAAAAAAATAGGTAATTTAGAAATAAATATTCCTCCTACAGAAATAAAAGAAACACTTGATAGGTTTGAGTGTCCTGTAGGTGGATGGATATATCAGTTAAATAATAAAACAATTAAGTCGTATTACCTTGATTATTTAATTCAACTTGTTATTCAAGAGGGAGTAAATAAAACAAGAAAAGAAATAGAGTTTAAAATACTTAATGATACATCTAAAGACATCCCATTAAGCATTAATAATCAAATGATTTTAGATTCCATTAATAAAGTTAAATGTTTATTTTCTTAATAACTTGTAACCATGAGTAAGGTTTAAAGTTATCATATTCAAAAACAGTCTCCCAATCTCCAGTAAACTTTAGCACTCTTTCATTAAAGTTTAATAATGAGAAATCTTGTTCTTTATGTGCATCGTTAGTTCCTTGTCCCGTTGCTGCACAATGGGCTAAAAATACTTGTTGATTGGGGCAGTTCGTAACAATAAAACCATTAGGCTTTAAAATTCTGCGCCATTCTTTAATTATATCAATTAGTTCATTATACGTAAAGTCCTCTAAGACATGGCTACTATAAATGTAATCTAATGCATTATCGCATATAAAATTAAACTTTCTACAATCGCCTCGTAGTTGTTGAGTGTCACCACCCACGTTAGTGTATGGTTGAGGCATATCGAATGCCCATGCTGATTCAGTTATCTTTTGACCCCCATAACCAACATCCATGCCAATTCCAACGCAATATTTTTCTAGCAAATGTTTGCTCCTTGATGTTTCTGATTCGTGATTCATAGTGATTGTTTTGTATAAATATCAAATTTACCAAATAGTGTTTTCCAAGATTTACTTGTTGATTGATTACTTGGATTTAAGGCTTTTGTAGCATTAGATGAATCAAGATTCAACCTTTCTCTTGCGAGGGCTAATAGACCCATTCCTGCGTCAGCAATGTCGGGGGACATACCAAACCTAGATTTCATTTCTGTTTTTGGTAAAACTTTAATACGAAGATTGAGATTCTTTTCTCCATTGGGGTCTAGTTTACGTTGGCACATTTCAACCATAAGGTCTGAACCGATACCTTTTATCTGACCAGTTCGCATATACTCTTTAGCTGAGTACCATATTTCAGATACATGGTTTACATACCTATCATGTGCTGGAGTTGGATCGTATGCGCTAACAGGCTTTTCTGATGCCCTGCCACCGAATTGTAGACCAAACACGTCTTTCGACCATGCAACGGATATAAAGTCACCCAGAGGACCACCAGCACCAGACTTATCATATCCAGCGTTTTTAGGTTGAACTCCTCTAACAATGCATTCGTTCCTAAACCATTTAACAACCTGTTGTGATCTGGTCATTGTTTTATCAGTTACATCCTCACTAAACTGAATGTATTCGTCAAATTGCAATCCACTAAATCCATGTGGTTCAGATAACTTTCCAACTGTTCCAAAATAAAGAATAGTTCTATCACCACCATTAGTAAACGATGGGTCTAGGAATGCAACTCGCACAAGGTTATTGTCCAACCATATCGCTTTGTCTGTAGCTTTAGCATTAAGTATTTCAACTTCAGAGTAGATTTGATCCGACACACCAGCAGGACACCAGAACCCACGATACATTCTCCAGTATGAAGCTGTATTCCTTTCTTCAACTGGAACTTTCTCTAAGTCTTCTGGTCCATCCATCCATGAGTAAACTTTCTTTCCAGCAATCATGTTTGGATTTTTAAGAGTATCAAAGTGCAAACAAATCCCACGTGATGTTTCCCAATCATCATCATCTACGCTTATTGTTTCCCACCCTTCTTTTGGTTTAGCAAACTTACCAAATGCATCAACGTATGAAGCGGGGTTAGATATTCCAATAAACTGAAAGCGTTCGCAACCCTTGCTCAAGTTATAGAATGCAACCTCAGTAATAGCCTCTGAAAGCTCAGATAACTCGTCAGCTACAAAGATAACATTCTTTTGGTGGATACCCTGCATCTTTCCAGTGGCATCTTTTTCTTTTTTCTTCTCACCAGGAATTAGAGTAATTCCAGACAAGTCACCTTGAGTGGCTTTTCCGTTTTTGTCTATGTACCTAATTGTATTTAATGAGTCGATTAGCTTTCCTGGAAGCCCTAGCTTTTCGCATACAGTCCAGTACTTTACAATCTTTCCCCAGATACGTTGTTTAGACGCTTTAATAGTTGTTGATGTAGCTAGAACAATTGTATTCTCTGGATCTGCTAGATAATTAATAATAGCCCATATAGCAAATGCTTCTGATTTACCAAATCCACCTGACCCTGCTATTGCTATGTAATCGTGCTTACAGGCAGCTTGAAGCATCCTATCTGCCCATGGATGCCATATAAAATTAGCTGGGGCCTTATTGTCTTTCTCAGGCCAAAATGCCTTGGCTATGCGTTTAAAGTGAAAGAATGTATCAACTCCACCAATGTCAGCAGGAATTCGTTTAGTGATTTTTTCTCTAAACATAGCAAGCTCGATAGCTATCTGATGTGTGCCTTTTTTCCAGTTAAAGTCATACTGGTGGATGTATCCCTCAATAGGGAGTCCGTAGATTGGAACTGATGTCATGCTTTATAAATTATCAAATATATTAGGTGACTGCAATTTTTTTATTGCATACTTATATACTTTATGTAGGATATGTTTTGTGGAAGAAAAATCAACACATAGAGTAGTTGCAAAACTAAAACCTTCTGAATGGATGAAATTCAGAGCAGCATTGCTTTTAAAAAAGAAACTTAATTTTTCTGATTGGTTAAGGCAGCAAATTACTATAATCATTAATGAACAATGAGTGAACTTATTAAATCATCTATTGATCGTCTTGGTGTATCTGGAGTAAATAAACCCAAACGTACACCTAGTCATCCAACTAAAAGTCATGTTGTTTTAGCTAAAGAAGGATCTAAAGTTAAAACAATTCGATTTGGGCAACAAGGAGTATCTGGTTCTCCAAAGAAAGAAGGTGAGTCTTCTTCTGATAAAAAACGCAGAGAATCATTCAAAGCAAGACATTCTAAAAATATAGCAAAAGGAAAAATGTCAGCAGCATATTGGGCAGATAAAACTAAATGGTAAGTAATTTAAAATAATATGTTATTAGTAATACCTGTATCAAAACATGACAAACATCTGATAGAACAATTTAAATCTATCATAAATAAATTTCCAGTTGGTGCTGACCATGACCTATTAGTTATTGGATCAAAAGAAAATCAAAATGAAATTGAAGGGCTTGAGCATGATGTTAAGCATTTATTTCTAACATCAAAGATTCATTTGATTAATGATAACATGCTAGGTTATCCAATGGCATGTAACTATTATTTCCAGCAAACATGCGCTTTTTTGAAAGGAAAAAAAGAACATGATAGCTTTTTTTGGTTTGAATTAGATTCGATGCCAATTAAACCTAACTGGCTAGACACGATTTCTACTGAATACTATGCTGACACAACTAAAGCTATTCGGGAAAAAAGAACACCTAAAATTTTCTTAGGAGTTAAAGAACGTAACTACGAGGGGAAAAATGGGGAGCTTTTACCAGAATCAATTTCTGGACCTAAGATGTCTAGCGTTGGAGTTTACTCAATTAATATTTGTGACATTCCAGTTCTTTCTTCTTTATCATTAACTAATAGACACTGGACTTCTGTAATCCAATGGTATACAACAAAAGAATTAAATGATTCTAAATTAATTCAAAATAACTGGAGAACAAATAATTATCGTAAACAAAATGATTCAATTATATGTGATTCTATTTCTAATTCAGCATGGGACAACCATTACAATAACACTTTAAATGACGATTGCGTTGTAATTCATGGGTGTAAAGATGAATCTTTATTTAACTTATTGTTGAACAATAATAAAAATAATAATATGAATATTGCAAAACAAGTATCTGTTGAAGATGCTGAAGATATTGTAGAAGAGTTTGAAGAAAAACAGGATCGTATTATTTCAATTAACAAAGCTAAAAGAAAAAATAGGTTGTCCATAAAAAATAAGGAACAAGAAGAATGAGCGATGCATTAGAGACACTTTCAAAAGATACTGGTAAACCACCAGAATCTAGGATTAAAGACGCGAAATCAGCATATGAGATTTGGGAGACATTACGTAGGGCAGATGCCGTGTCCGCTTTTGACCGCAGTAAAATTGATGCGGCTTATGATAATGAACGTCCATATGATGAACGCGCGTTAATTAATGCTGGTCAGTCATATCGTGTAAACGTCTCTTGGGGATTTGCAAAACAAGTTTTAGATACAGCTATTGCTGGATATACTGACATCATTAATGCTCCACAAACATTATTTAGTTGCAACACTAATTACGGAAACATAAATGAACGTGACGAACTTGAGCAAGTTGTAGCTCAAGAAGTAACTGCATGCATTAGATCATGGCGCAACTTCTTTCCAACCTATTTAAAACTATGCAACAGTTTTATTAAACATGGGGTTGGTCTTGCTCTGTTCAATGATGAATGGGATTGGCGTTGGAAAGCAACTGATATGTCGGACTTTAAAATCCCACGCAAAACTGAGATTGGTCAGGAAAATATTGATGTAGCTGCTTGTCTTCGCTTTTATTCTCCAACACAATTATATCAACTTATTAAAGATGAAGAGATGGCAACTCTACATGGGTTTGATGTTGAGGTTTGCAAGAAAGCTATTATTTCATGCGTAAATAATAATAACAATTATTATAATTTTCGTCAGTATGATTGGGAAAAGTTAGAAACAGAACTTCGCAACAACGATTTATTTTTTACGACACAAGCAGCAAATCAACAATCTATACGTGTAGTTCATTTATGGGTAACTGAATTTGATCAACGTGTATCGCACTACATGATTTCTGATGATAATGCAGTACAACAATTCATGTTTAAAAAGATCGGTCGCTTTGATAATAGCTTCCAAGCATATACAGTATTTACATATGGCGTAGGAACGAATGGATATTACCATGGTGTACGTGGTCAAGGTTACGATGTATTTGCGCTTAATGGCGCATTAAATCGCGCTTATTGCTCGTTGCTTGAGATTGCATCATTCGGTTCCGCTCCTACATTCCAGCCTAAAGATGAGACGGCATTGCAGGAAATGCAGTTCATGCCAAATGGAATCTATAATTTACTTTCTCCTAATATTGACGTTATTAAGGATACTATAGTTCCTAATGTAAGTAATGGATCATTACCGATTGTAAATGCTTTCACGCAGATTTTCCGTGAACGTACATCTGCTTACAATACGGAATCTTTAGTTAATACTAGCACAGAGAAGTCTGCCACACAAGTCCGTGCAGAATTGGGCAATATCGCCAAGATGTCTGTATCTGCATTGAATCTATTCTTTGACCCATGGGAATCTTTGATTAAAGAAATGGTCCGCAGGATGAAACGTAAAGACTTTGATGCACGGGAACCAGGTGGCTCATATATTGCTGGACTTCATAAGCGTTTACTGCGTAGAGGAAGCGATGGATTTGGTGATCGTGATCGTTATCTTAAAGCATTCTTTGAATTAGATGTTGATCGGTTACGTATTACTAAACCAATTGGAGCGGGATCTGAAGCGTCACGTATGATTGCTTTTGATAGGTTGATGGGAATGTTTGGTTCATTACCTGATTTCGGAAAGCAGAATCTTATTTGGGATATTGCATCCGAGACTGCTGGATATGAGAATGCATCACGTTATGCAGTACAACCAGGTGAAGAGGATAAGCCAACATTTGATGCATCACTTGCTCAAGTTGAAAACAACGTGCTTCTTATGGGTGGTCAAATCCAAGTTCTGGATGGTCAGAATGATCTTGTACATGCTAAGGTCCACCTTGAGGCACTTCAACCTCTTGTTCAGCAAGCTCAAGATGCACTCGTTGCAGATCCAATGTCTATTGCTTCAATGCTTGAAGGAATCAATACTCTCAACCAACACTTCTCTCAACACGTTGAACGTCTGTCTAGTGATCCAACTATGCGTGAACAATCTGCTATGTTTAGAAAAGAGTTACAAAATGCGGATGAGATTCTTCACAATGGAACATTAAAAGTTCAAAAATTAATGGGAGAACAACAGCAAGCGCAACAACAAGAGCAGTTGATGGGTCAAGCTCAACAACAAGAGCAACCACAAATTGATGCTGTTGCATTAGCTAAAATAGAAGCTCAACGAGCAGAACGTGAAGCTAAACTTCAAATGGATATGATTGAACATAATCAACGTATAGTAATGAAACAACAAGATGCATCACAAAAACTAGCTATCCGTGATGCTGAAGCTGCTAGTAAAATACAACGTCAAGGAATCCGCATATGACATCAAGACAAGAGTTTCAATTAAACTCAGATAAGGTATTAAATTTAGAGCAACTATTAAACAATCCATTACTTAATGAAGCATTTATGATTGTTAAACAAGAATGCGTACCTAAAGAACCAAGACAAACTGTTGGAATTGATTTAATGGATGTAATGGTAATTGAAGGAGCAAAAGCTATTGGTGCTGACATGTTTTATCAAAAGTTAAAATCTCTTACTAAATTATCCACTCAAAAGAATTCTGAATTAGATAAAGAATATATCGTTCAAGCTAGACAAAAACTTTTCTCAACTGGGCTATACTCAGTTGATGAAATAAACGAAGCTGAAAAGCTATCAATGGTAGGAAACAATCAACAGGAATAAATATATGGAAAAAAAACCAATGGCAGTTAAGCCAATGACTGAACCTAAACCAGCAGTCAAAAGCTCTACAACTAAAACGAAACCATGGGCAGCACGTCATCGTGCCGCTATTAAGAAGTAAATTAAATAATAAATATGACAGAACAAAACGTAAGCGCACCTGAATCCGCAGAATCATTTTCCTCAGATTCAGCTATTTCTAATCTTCGTGGAGCAATTGATTCTATTGGAAGGCTTGATTTAAATGTCGATTCAAGTATTGAAAGAACTCCTACTGCACCTTTAGATAAAAACACAACTGATAAAGAAATCAATTATGTTGATAGCAGTAAGAAAGATGAAGTAAAAAATGAGGATAATCAGAAAGTAGAACAAACTGAACAGGAATCTCAACCTGAAGAGGAAAATCAATCTACATCAGAATCTCAACCTCAAGAAGATAAAGCTAAAATTCGTTGGAAAGAATTAAAACAAGCAGAGGTTGATTTAAAAAACGCTCAAAAAGAATTATCTGAATTAAAAAAACGAGGCGAAGAATTTGAGCAGCAAGCTAAAGAAGTTGCTGAATTAAAAGCAAACCTTGAAGAAATTCAACGTGAACGTGATTCAATTGATAATGAACTTTATCTTACAAGAGTTCAAGCAACAAAGGAATGGGATCAATATATCACGCAACCACTTAATGGAATTATTAGTGATGTGGAGTATTTTGCTAAACGAAATCAAACTGACGCTGGTGCATTGATTAATGCAATTCAAGCTGACGTTAATGGTAATCCACAGGAATTAGAATCTGTTATTGCAGACTGGTCTGAACGTGATAAAACAAAAGTTTGGGCGTTAGCTGATAACTTACTTCAAATTGAAAATCGAAAAGCTGATATTGAGTCTAATTCAAAATTAGCATACGAAGCATCTTTAGAAAATCAAAATAAAGAAGCAAAGATTCAACAAGAGCAATATTATGCTCAACGTGAAAGTGCTATTTCTGAAGTTCTTCCTAAGATAACTGAAAAAGTATTTAATTTACTTCCAGAAGATAAACGTCCTAATTCAGATCTTCTTAAAAAAGAACTCATGGATTATGATTCATGGCCTGAAAACCTAAAGGTGTATGGCATTCTTGGTGCAACTGTATTGCCTGACTTGATTGAACAGATCAATACATTGAAATCTCAGTTAAATGAAACAAAAGAAAATAATGTAAAAATCAGGAGTTCATCACCATCTGTTAATAGTGGAAATTCCCCACGTACTCCACAAGAGTCTATGAAATCTGTTGATTATAGTAAGATTGATACAGATGCTTTTGTTAAAGGTCTAGTGTCAAGAATGGCAACTTAAAACAAATAACATTAATGAAGAAAGAGGATGTTAAAAGCATCCTCTTTTTTTGTTAAAAAAAGCTTGCATTATTTTTAACAATAACGTAACGATTAAATTGCAGATTGATATTATCTGTTGAAATAACTATATCATGGACGCTGACCCATAAATCAGTACAAATTAATAGAGCTTTAATAAACACCTCAATGGCTTATACAGTGGCTCGGTATAGGATAGTGAAATTATTATAGAACTTTAATTTTAAAGTTTTTTAGTAAAAACAAATTTAACAAAAATAAATTAGAAATAAAAATATATGTCCGTACCTTTAAATAACGTAAATAATCAGCTTCAGCAAGAAGCTGGTCGTATCGGAGCAATGATCTCCGCTAAACTGATCGCAACTGATCCATGGAATCGCCTTGTTAAACAGGATACATTTCCTGCTGGAATGGGTGAAACTATTCAAACTTTAGTTCAAGAGCGTTCCACTGTTCCTGATGCTGGATCTACAGCATGGGCAGACGTTGGAACAAACACTGGCACTGGTAACTCCTGTAGCCCAACCCCACAGGTTGTTGATTTTGCCCGTACTCTTCGCAGCTACAATCTTCAACAGGCTGCTATTCGTAGCCCTGGTTCCTGTGTGAACGATCTTCATACCGCATGGAAAGCTGAAGAACAGCTTGCTGGTGAAGTTAAAGTTCTTAAAGAGAACTCTCAGTGGTTCTGGAGCAATCGTTATCGTGATGAGTTTTCTCGTCTCTCTGGTAACAAAGTTGTTCTGGATGTTGCCGATTCTTTGGCTATGTCCACATCTGGAACTAACCAAGCATTCCCATCCGTGGCTCCTTTGTTTGCATTGGACCAAGGTATCTTGGATCAGTTCTATCTCGATCTGAGCCGCGATGCCGCAGAAGGTCATTATGCAATGGTTGATGGTGAACCTCAGTATGCTCTTATCTGCTCGCCAGAAACTAGCAACTACCTCAAGAAACAGAATGCAGATATCCGTCAGGATCTTCGCTTCTCTTCTCAGGTCGATGAGTTAATCAAACCATTTGGTGCTGCATTCAGCTACAGTGGTTTCGTCCACTTGGTTGATCGTCAAGCTCCTCGCTACGACTTCGTTGGTGGTGCATTTGTTCGTGTGCCATTCTTCACGACTGCCGCAGCTTCGACTGGACTTAAATCCGTAGTTAACCCTGCTTATCGCTCGGCTCCTTACGAAGTTAGCTTCATCTACAACCCGAATGTCTACACATCCCGTGTTGCTCAAGTTATTACTAGCCCTGGTAGCGGATTGAAATTCGATCCTGTTAACTATCGTGGTGAGTTCACTTGGATCAACAACAAGGATAACATCGACAACATTCTTGGAATCAATGGCTACTTCTTTGCCTTGTTCATGCAAGGTTCGCAAGTTAAGCGTCCTGAATGGGGTTATGCAATTATGCATCAGCGTTGCACTCCAGCAACAATCTACTCGACTTGCTCGTAAGAGTTAGGGTAGTTTAAAATCCAACTTGAGGTGAGGGGGTTCTATCCCCCCTCACTTCAAATAAAATTAGCAAATAAAAATTATGAAAGATAAAAACGGAATGGCGATTATTATTGGAGTTGGTAAGGGTGGAGAAAAGGGTAAGGGTATGTGTGAAGAATGCGGTGATAAAGGTTGTCCAGCATGTGAGAACGAAATGGAAAATGAATCTGCTGAAGGCAATGTTGAATTTAATGCTCCAGAAGGATTTGATTATTCAAATATGAAAGATGGAGAGGAGAAGGAAGTTCTCGCAAAAATTCGCTATGATGGCGAAGGTAAATTTTATTTAGTTGCAGTTGATGGGTTTCCTCTTTCTGGAGAATCAGACGAAGAAATGCCTGAACCAAATGAAGATGATATGTCTGAACCTCCACAAGAGGAACAAGGGTATGCATCAGTTGAGTGAGAAAGCTAAAAAGCTAGGCATGATTTAATTAAATGGCACTGCTTCCAGAAAACTCCGATTCTAAAAGCAATCTTTTAAGGAAGATTGCTTTAAACATTGGTCCAGTTGTTCCTGAAATAAATGATAGTTCATGGAATTTACTATATAAAATAACTGAAAATACAGCAATTGCATCAACTCGCATTTGTGGCGCAACAGGTCCACAAGGCGCAACTGGTCCAAGTGGAGGACCAACTGGCGCAACTGGAATTACAGGATCAACTGGTGCAACTGGTCCAGAAGGGGCTACAGGTGCTGGATCGACTGGAGCAACAGGCATAGAAGGACCAACTGGCGCAACTGGACCAGATGGTGCAACTGGAGTTGGGGCAACAGGAGACATTGGACCAACAGGCGCAACTGGAGATGCTGGAGCAACTGGACCAGAGGGAGCCACTGGAACTATATTGAATTTTATTGGATTATGGGTTGCATCATCTTACAATAAAGGCACTGTTGCTATATCTCCATTTAATAACAATACATACGTTAGTTTAAATTTAATAACTAATCCACTTATTGATCCAGCATTAAATCCTACAGAATGGGCATTATATTCATATTCTGGAGCAACTGGTTCCACTGGAATTCAAGGTGCTACAGGACAAGGATCTACAGGTGCTACTGGAATTGGAGCAACTGGAATACAAGGCGCAACTGGACCACAAGGCGCAACTGGACAAGGAGCGACTGGAGATGTTGGTCCAACTGGATTAACTGGTCTTACTGGATCAACTGGAATATCTGGTGATGATGGAGCAACTGGAGCAACTGGTTTAACTGGATTAGATGGCGCAACTGGATTACAAGGTTCAACTGGAATTAAGGGATCTACAGGTGCTACAGGGCAAGGAGCAACTGGAGATGTTGGTCCAACTGGTTCTACAGGAATACAGGGATCAACTGGAATACAAGGATCAACTGGGGATATTGGACCTACAGGTGCTACTGGACCAATAGGTTCCACTGGTGTTTTAGGTGCAACTGGATCAACTGGTGCTGATGGAGACAGGTATCATACAAAAAGCAATACTCCATTAACAATTGTATCAAGTGGAAATATAACGCTTTACACAAATGATCTTTTTTTAGATTTTTCTTTATCACAAAATGTTATTGTTGCATATTCATCAACTCAATTAATGCGAGGAGGTGTTGCATCATATAATCAAATAACTGGGGAATTAATAATCAATGTACAACTTTCTTCTGGAAGTGGAACTAATTTATTCCCATGGGAAATTAACTTAGATGGTGCAGTTGGTATACAAGGAGCAACTGGTTCTACTGGACCATTAGGTGCTACTGGAGATATTGGTCCTACAGGTGCTACTGGAATACAAGGTGCTACTGGAATACAAGGTGCTACTGGAGATGTTGGTCCAACTGGCGCAACTGGTAATGTTGGAGCTACTGGCGCAACTGGACAAGGAGCGACTGGAGATGTTGGTCCAACTGGCGCAACTGGAGTTGGAGCAACAGGAGACATTGGAGCAACAGGAGACATTGGAGCAACAGGAGACATTGGACCAACAGGCGCGACTGGATATGTAGGACCAACAGGCGCAACTGGAATTCAAGGCGCAACGGGAGCATCAGCACCAGTATTCACAACAGCAAGTGATTTTGTTTCAAGTCCAATTCCATATGTTTACATTGGTCGTGCTCCATCTGGATCGACTGGATCAACTGGAATTTGGTCAGTAAAAAGAAGTGAAACAAATAATGCTGGATCAATTGTATCTACACTTGGTG